AAAAGCTCATGTGGTTGCGGAGATAAAAAAAAAGGTCTTAGAAAACTACTTCTAGGTGATAAAAAAGAACCTATCAAAGAAGCAGTTGATGATATAGAAGACGAACATGACATGGTTCGCAGAGAATTAAATGCTATTATTGACAAAGCATCAATGATGTTAAAGCATTTAGATTCATCAGAGCATATTGAACCATGGGTTCAAGCAAAAGTCGCAAATGCAAAAGGAATGATTTCTGGTTGTCATGATTATATGATGTATGGTGAAGAAGTTGAAATTTTTGAAACTAAAAATAAATATCGTACTGCTATGGGATATGATAAAGATGATAAACCAACAGGTGGAATTCAAGTTCGTAGTAACAGACAAGCTTTAAAATTATTAAAAAAATTTCATCCTGATAAAGAAGAAAGAGTAACTGTAAGACTTTTTAAAGGAGATCCAACAGGCGAAGGTAAGATTTCTCATAGTAAACTTGCTAAAGAAGAAGTTGAAGAGCTTGATGAGATTGGTAATACTGCAAAAGGTAGAACAGCATTAAAAAAATATATTGAAAAAAATGTTGCTGGTAAAGAAGCATTAGATAAAGAATATGCACTTTCTCATGAAAAAAGAGAAAAACATGGTGCTGCTTTCTTTAAAGCAGTTAAACAACATGAAAAAGGTGCAAGAACAAAAGATGAAGTTGAACAATTACGTGGTCCACATGAAAAGGCACAAAAAAAAGAACAACATCTTTTTAAAAAAGTAAGAAGTAGAGATGCTGGTCAAATTGCTGCTCAAAAAAGAATTGACACAAAAGGTAAAAACTTTATAGGAGATGAACCTACTTCATCAAAAAGAAAAGTTGATGCAACAGGTAAAGGCGTTAGAGAAGAAACTGTTAATGAGGTAATTACTTCAAAGACTTCAGTTTCTGATATTATTCATGATTTTATTCATTCTGACAATCCAAAGTTTGCAGGAAAGTCAAAAGAAGAACGTAAAAGAATGGCATTAGGTGCTTATTATGCAAAGCATCCAGAAAAGTCANTTAAAGAAGCACAAGCNGTTGAGCCATTAATTGGTGAAAGNGGAAAAAAGAAAAAAGCTAAAAAAGAATCAGGTCCAGATGGAGCAATTAGACCATCTGGTGATGTTCCAAACACAACACAAAATGTAAAGTCAGACACAGGATATTCAATATGATTTTCAAATTTCTAGGCCAAGAAATTGATATTAATACTACAGCAAATAATGTTTACAACAGTAACCTTGTTCGTGTTGTAAACACAGGAAGTTCTAATACTGTATTACTTCAAAAATATTCTAATGGCCAAACATATACATCAACATCTATTGTTGGTGGTGCTGAACTTGTAATTGAGAAACAAACAACAGATCTTTTAGTTGGATCAAATATGAGAGCAACTCCAGTAGCATACAGATACTAAGGCAAAAAGAAATGAAACTTATAACAGAATTAACAGAAGAAACAACTTATATTACCGAATTAAACGAAAGCGGTAAAAAAGATCATTTTATAGCTGGTCGTTTCATAACAGCAGAAGAAACAAATAAGAACGGAAGAAAATATCCAAAGCCTGTTCTAGAAAAAGAAGTTGATAGATATATTCGTGAAATGATCAATACAAAAAGAGCATTAGGTGAACTTAATCATCCTCAAGGCCCAACTATTAATTTAGACAGAGTTTCACATATGATTACTGAACTAAAATGGGACGGTAATTATGTTAATGGTAAAGCAAAGATAACAGAAACTCCAATGGGAGAAATTGTTAAGGGTCTTCTTGAAACAGGATGGCAACCTGGAGTTTCTACACGTGGTATGGGGTCATTAAAAGAATCAAATGGTGCTATGATTGTTCAACCAGATTTCAAACTATCCACTGTAGATATTGTTTCAGATCCTTCAGGTCCTGGGTGTTTTGTTAATGGAATTATGGAAAATGTAGAATGGATATATGATCCAGTAAAAGGAACATGGCACGAAGAACAGCTTCATGAGACAAAGAAAAGAATTAATAAAATGTCAATTAAAGAGATTGAAGAAAAGAAATTCGCTATTTTTGAAGAATATATCACATCTTTAGCGGTAAAAAATCTTAAAGTATAAATAATTATAAATTTTCAATAAGGAGAAATTTCTAATGGCTAACCTAGAACACGAAACAGAATTTGAAGACGTAGTTGATTCTGCTGAAGAAGTAGTTGAAAACGAAGTTTCAGAAGATGTAGAAAATGTTGATGAGGATACAATTGCTGCTCAATCAATTAAGGCACATAAAACTGCTGATGCTTCTTCAAAATCTGGAATGATGAAGGACGTTATGGGCGCTATGGCTGGAATGTCTAAATCAGATCTTCTTGATTTCTTCAATAAGACTATGGCACAATTTGGTCCAGGCAAAGATTATGGTGTTGGTGATAATTCTGCTAAGAATTCATCTTCAATTGATATGAATCCTTCACATGCAGTTTCAGGTAAAGCACCAAAAACTGCCTATCCAATGCCAAAACTAGATTCAAAAAATAATTGGGCAGAAGACGTTGAAGAGATGTTTTCTAATGATGAATTAACTGAAGAGTTTAAAGAGAAGGCAACTACTATTTTTGAAGCTGCCGTTAATGCACGTATCACTACTGAAATTGTTCGTCTAGAAGAAGAGTTTGAAGCTGCTCTAGAAGAGCAAGTCAATGTAATTTCTGAAGATCTTTCAACAAAAATTGAAACATATTTAGACTATGTTGTTGAGAACTGGATGAAAGAAAATGAGGTTGCTATTGAATCAACTCTACGTAACGAAATTATGGAAGAGTTTATTGGTGGTCTAAAGAATCTTTTTGCTGAACATTATATTGATGTTCCAGAAGATAAGATTGAAGTTCTAGAGGCTCTTGCCGCAAAGGTAGATACTCTTGAAAACAAACTTGATGAAGCAATCACTGAAAATGTTGAACTAAAAAGCATTTTAGCAGAAGAAGCAAAAGTTGATATTTTCAATGAGCTTGCTGCTGATCTAGCTCTTACTCAGCAGGAAAAGTTTGCTGCACTTGCAGAAGGTATTGAGTTTGATGGTAATTTAGAAACTTTCACTAGAAAGCTTGAAATTATCAAAGAGAACTATTTTGTAAATAGCTCTGTTCATACTTCAAATATTGTTGAAGAGACTTTTGAAGGTGAAACTGGCGGCGAAGTCGTTTCAGTAGATCCAAACGTGAACCGTTACGTTAAGGCTCTATCAAGAACTGTTAAAACTAATTAATTTATAAATATAATACAACCTCAGTAAAGAAAGGGAAATTACATGTATCTTAACGAGGAAATTCAAAACAAGTGGGCACCAGTGCTTGACCATGATGCTCTTGGAGCAATCAAGGACCAGCATCGTCGCTCAGTAACTGCAATTATGCTAGAGAACACTGAAAAGGCTCTTTCAGAGGCTGCTGCTCATGGTAGCTATCAGACTCTTACTGAGACTTCTTCATTAACTCCAGTTAACGCAATGGGTGGTTCTTCATCTTCTGCTGGTACTGGTGGTATTGATACTTTCGACCCAGTTCTTATTTCACTAGTTCGTCGTGCAATGCCTAATCTCATTGCTTATGACATCTGCGGCGTTCAGCCAATGACTGGTCCAACTGGTCTTATCTTCGCTATGCGTTCACGCTACAGCGATCAGAAAGACGGCGGTGGTTACAATTCATCTACTGCTAACAACGAAACTTTCTATAACGAAGTTAACACTGCATTCACTGGCGCTGGTTCACTAACTGGTGTTGATGCTAATAACTTTGGTTATGGTCANAAGGGTACTATCCCAGGTGCATCAAACACTTCACCANTAACTGCTACTAACACCTATAACACTGGTGCTGGTATGACTACTGCTCAGTCAGAAGCTCTTGGCGGTGATTCATCAGGTGCTAATGCTTTCCCACAGATGGCTTTCTCAATTGAGAAGGTTACTGTTACTGCACTATCACGTGCTCTAAAAGCAGAATACACTATGGAACTTGCTCAAGATCTTAAAGCAATCCATGGTCTAGATGCTGAGACTGAACTTGCTAACATTCTTTCAGCTGAAGTTCTTGCTGAAATCAATCGTGAAGTTGTTCGTACAATCAACATCACTGCTACTCCAGGTGCACAGCTAAACACTACTACTGCTGGTGTTTTCGATCTTGACACTGATTCAAATGGCCGTTGGTCAGTTGAGAAGTTCAAAGGTCTTATGTTCCAGCTAGAGCGTGAAGCCAACCAAATTGCAAAGCAGACCCGTCGTGGTAAAGGTAACATCGTTATCTGTTCTTCAGACGTTGCTTCTGCACTACAGATGGCTGGTGTTCTTGATTACGCTCCTGCTCTTAATTCAAACCGTCTAGAAGTTGATGATACTGGCAATACTTTTGCTGGTGTTCTCAATGGTCGCCTAAAGGTCTATATTGACCCATACGCAATCGGCGGTAACTACCTAACTGTTGGCTATAAGGGTTCTTCAGCATTTGATGCTGGTATCTTCTATTGCCCATACGTTCCACTACAGATGGTTCGTGCAGTTGATCAAGGTACATTCCAGCCAAAGATTGGCTTTAAGACTCGTTACGGAATGGTTGCAAATCCATTCGCACAGGGTCTTACTAAAGGTCTTGGCGGTCTTACTATCAACACTAACGTTTACTATCGTAGAGTCATAGTCAACAATCTCATGTAGGCACTACACTTTTTAGTTAGATTGTTAACTAAAACAAATACTAAATACTCCCAGAGGAAACTTTGGGAGTATTTTTTATGGAAAAATATGGATTTAATGAAAGACGTAAAAAAGTATCAGAAGCTACTAAAAAACGTTGGGAAGAATTTAGAAAACAAAAAGAACTAAATACTAATGTAAGACCACATAAACAAGGTGGCGAATAACTGGAGAGCTTTGGCTCTCCTTTTTTCTTACCTAAATAGTAGTAAAGCTATTAGGAGTTTTTAATGTCAGCAATTGATAATACCCCAACAAATCTTAATTATCTCTCTCAACTTAATTTTAGGTTCTTAATTAAGAAAGCTCCTCATGTAAACTTTTTTATTCAAAAAGCAAGCATACCTAAAATATTTTTAAAACAAGTTGATACACCTAATCCATTTGTTAAAATACCATATCCAGGTGAACATATTGATTATGCTAATCTTGATATTACATTTATAGTTGATGAAAATATGATGAATTATCTAGAAATTCATAATTGGATTAGAGGTTTAGGTAAGCCTCATGATTTCAATGAATATGCTGATATTCAAAATAAACCATCATGGACAGGTGAAAGTATATATTCTGATATTACTTTATCAATATTATCTAATATTAAAACTATTAATTATGATGTAACATTTATTGATGCTTATCCATTAGCATTATCAGGTATTTCATTTAATACAATTGATAAAGATATTAAATATCTTACAGCATCAGCATCATTTAAGTATACATATTTTGATATATCCAAAACAATATAATATATTTTTTCCTTAACAATATAATTATACAGATATTTTAAAGTATTGTCAAGTCTTGACATGTGTTTTATTTTATGTTATAATTACAGAATAGTGACAAATTGGAGAAATTTATGAATATTGATGAGATTATGGATTTATGGGAAAAAGATACTAAAATTGATAAAACTGAATTAGGAGATGAGTCATTAAATATTCCCAAACTTCATAGTAAATATTATAATATCTTGATTAAAGAAAGATTAATTCTTCGTAAACTTGAGTCTGATATGAAGATTCTAAAATTAGATAAGTATGAATTCTTAACACAAGGACCAAATGAAGAAACCAGAGATAAGGGTTGGAGATTACCTCCAAAGGGAATGGTTCTTAAATCTGATATTCCAATGTACATGGAAGCAGATAAAGATGTGGTTGAATTAGGTTTAAAAATTGGTTTGCAACAGGAAAAAATTGATTTTTTAGAAAGCATAATTAAAACAATTATTAATAGAAATTTTGTTATTCGTAATGGTATTGATTGGCAAAAATTTACTATGGGAGCATAATGGAAACAATTCAAGTTGAGAAATATGATGAGGTTTATATAAAAGTAAAATGTGAACCAAGTATTGCATATGAACTAAAAGATTATTTTAAATTTTCTGTTCCTGGAGCTAAGTTTACTCCTGCATTTAGGGCTAAACAATGGGATGGGTTTATATATCTATATAATCCAATGACAGGTTTAATAT